CGGTCATAAAACCCATCGTCGCAATCGAAACACCCAACCGCACGCGAACCGCGCCGAGATAAAGTGTTCCGGCCGTTATGGACAGGCTCGTGCCGATCAGTTGGTCCCGCGCCACCGTCTGCGCCAGGATGGAGTCCCTGTCCGCCGACAGGTTCAGCGGGCTGACGTACTCCAACGCCGTCGCCGCGTTCGTCACCCGCGGTATCTTGCCCTTCGTGCCGATGGCAAGCCAGCTTGTGTCGTAGTCCGTCGAAGAATCTTTCTGGAGGATGGCCCCGGCCGCGCCGCCGGCCTCCAACCCCGTGCCCGCGGCCCCGGCCGGGCCTGTCGGCGTCTCAGAAACAATAAGGGCAATGAGCACCTTCTTAGATGCAGCACCGAGCGTATCTATCGAAAGCTCCAGCGGCCCATCCAGTGCCGGCGCCGGATTCCCGGCCTTGAAATCCTTGCTGCCCGCCGTCGTCACGGCATAGCTCCAGCTTCCCGCGAAGCGATCCTTGAGGGTAATCGTCAGTGTCGCCGTCGGCTCCGCTCCGGGATATGGCATGGCGCTGGCCCGAACGATGTAGCCCTTGATTTCCGGCAACGCGACTTGAAAGCATGGCGAGGTAGCCCCGGCCGAATCGCTCTCGCCAACTAGCCAAATTACGCCGGAGCCGTCCGGGGCCATGCGATAGCCGGATTCCGGCAAATGGAGCACGCCCTTAACCGCGTTTGCAAAGTTGCCGAATATCATGGTACTCTGGCCTCCATGCACTCGCCCTGCCCGTTTTGCGGCGTCGTTTTAGAGCACGCCATTGCCGGCTTAAATAGAATGATTCGTTGCCCAAATTGCGCGGCCTCCATTCTATTGACCGGATCAAAAAAAGAAACGCCGGCCCACCAACGCCGCTCCAGCGGGGTCATTCGCTCAATCGGTTTCGTCATCGCCTTGGCCATTGTCGTCTATCTCATTGCCCGATGGATTTATCTAGCTGATATACCTTAAAGCTCGCCCGTCCCATACCTCGCCGTTCACGCGGGGTATCCAGCCATTCGCGGTCTAGCGACCCTTTTACAATCGACTCCTGCCTGAGTACCGCTGGCTCGCATTGTTGCCCATTATCCAGCGCCGCCGCGTTCCATCGCAAGCCCCACTCATCATCGCGCGGGCACTTGGCCTGCGGCGTCAATAGCGCCGCCCGCATAGAGCATGAGCTAATATAGCGTTTCTTGCAGGCCAGTGTCTCTACAAAATCGTCATGCGCCCCGCCGGCCGCGGGCACGTCGAATTGCCGGTGGTGCTCGCATTGCAGGCACAAGGCTCGCCGTGTCGTATCTCCAGAACTAACCACCAATATCTCATTCATGCCGCGATCAAACAAGGGGGCGACGTCGTGAACGCCAACTTCGCCCAGCCATATTCGGTAATAAACGGATCGACCGCCTGCTGAGGTCCGGGCGGATGCGGGGCTGGCTCACCTAATGGCGGTGGAGGCGGCGGCGTTACCCAACGTTTGCGAACCGTCTCGTGGTAGAGCCCTTGCTCGGGCGCTGGCGTGGAGCCGGTCAGCCGATACCATGAGCCGTATCCAAACCCGGCGGCCCGGCACGGAGGCGGGCCGTTCAAGTTGCACACGTCCTGGGCGCCTTCTGGCGGATATATTTGGTCCCCTAATGCCTGATATAGCCCCTCGTGCTTGGCTAGCACGTCATTACAGGCCGCATAACGCGGCTGAAAGTCAATGCCAAAACCGGAGTCGTGCGTCAGAATCCACGCCCTAAAATCGTCCGGCATATCCGCGGCCGCTGCCGGCCACCGCGCCCTTGTTTGCCCGGTGTACCATGCCGACCACCGCTGAATAGGCCGCGGTATGACCAAGGCAGTCCAGTAGGCATCCTGGGCAAACCATGCCGATATCTCCGTGATATATTCAACCCACCAGCCGCGGTCGTAAGGATCGTCCGTCCAAATATAACGCTTCTGCTCGGTGATCCCGCGATAGCGCCGCCAGATATTCTCGAAAGCATCCTCGCAGTAGGCCGCGTCGCAGCCCGCGTTCTGCGGGCAACCGAATTGCCCAGCTACCAAGCAATACACCTGCAAATTTCCGGGCCGGGCGCTGCTGCCCGATTGGGCAACAATACCCAATACCCCGGCCGGCACGCTCGGCGATATCTGCCCGAATGATACATTCCGCCACGGCTCGCCGGATACGGGTACACCGCCGTTGTCCCAATCGCGACTATAATTCGGGATTTCATAGGTAAAGTTTTCCTTAAACGGGAATAGAGCTGGCGCGTTTGGCTCATTGCAATAAGGGACGCAGCCCGTATTACAGCACTCCGGCGGGAACGCGGAGAGCGGCTCCACCGGTAGGAGGACCAGCCATTGATATTCGTTGGCGCCCGGCCAGTCCAGGTTCGTTTCGCCAAGGTTCGTCGTCGGAAATGTACCAATAGATGTGCGCCAGGCCCCGCGCCATAGCGGCGGCCGCAGGATCGTTTCGTCGTCTTGCCACACGCCGCCGCCCGCCGAGCAAGTCCCCGGACTCGACGGCGGAAGGATCAGGAGCGTTGCCGGATCGACGCAGAAGGACCGTTTCGGAAACCAAAAGCCGAACACCGTCAAAATCTTCGACCAGTTTGGCGCGCCGGGATACTTGTTACAATCCTCATAATCCGGCACGATCATGTCAATCGACGGGGTTAGATAGGGTATTCCGTCCCATCGCCACAGGCCGTCCAGCGCCTCGCAGCTTGGGCGATCCACCGGGCCGGGGATAATCACTCCTTCGCTATCGACGCACTGGCGCAATTTGCGCTCCAGCACAAAGCGCCCGGCCTGGCTCTTGATTTGCGTGTCGATCCCGTTGCCGGCCCACCAGTTCTGTTGGAATCCATGCGCTCGGCGAAGATGCTGTCCGTCTAACCAGAAGCCGTGCCAAGCACAGGCGAACTCCATTTTGTAGGGCCAGGCCCGCCGCCTCATGGGGAACATATCGACCATGATATTGAATCCGGGGTCGCATGGGGTAGAATACCATACTTGATCTAGTTGACAGCACCCGCCTTGTAACGAAGGAAATTGCGGGCGTCCATCTAAATAATGACAACAGCCCACCGTGTCGCAGCGCGGAAAAAAGGAGAATGGCGGCTCGGAGGCCGTGCAGGCGTTCGTGCAGTCGGGCCAGCTAAAGTTAGTAACGAAACAGCCCCCCGCGGCCGCACACGCAGAGATTTGTGGATTGCAATTTGATCCCGGCGGGAATCCACCAGTGCACGTGTACGACACGCACGAACCGTTGGGCATACAACAAATAAGGCAATTCGCCATACTCTGTTACCTATACCGCCTCACACGGCGCCGTCGGCGTCAACGGCCTCGCCGGATCGACTACGTGAACCGTCACCGTCGGATCGGGCTCGTCCAAATTGCTTTGATCCACCGCGAAAATCGGCAACGCCATGAAGGCCGGCGAATCATCCGGGTCGCCCTCCACGCGGGCCACCCGTAGGCAGAGAACCTCTTGCCCACACACGATGGGCGAATCAATCCAGCCGTCGGCGTAAAAGAACTCCCCGCTATAACCAAAGGGGTGCGTTTTCAATCGTTGTACCGCCAACTTTTTTCTTCCCGCCCCCCACGTCGTAACGTCGATGCCGATTACCCGGCATCGCAGTGCAATCGTTTCCCCGGCATAGCGTGGCGTGCGCCAATTGCGCGGCGGCCGCGCCGGGTAGGCGGCCAGCTTTTTCAGCGCCTTGCGAATGGCCCGCACCATGTCGCCACTGAGCAGATAGGAGCCGCCCTCCGCTGCCATTAGAAGAGCCCCAGCGGCGCCCAGTCCACGGAGCCTTGCGACGGCCGATAAATCCGAAAGACCTGGACCGGATCATTAGGTAACGGGGGAATGGACGCTAATAATTGCTGCCCAACGCCGTTCAGCGGCATCGGCGCTATGGCGTTATCGCTCTCCGCATCCTTGCATCGACTTAGCTCTTTGGTGATGTTGTCGCGCTCATAGACGTGCTGATCGAGTATCTTGGAGAGAAACCCGCGCGGGTCGAGGAACACCTGGTATTGGGTGCGTAAGAAGTAGATGTCATTCTCGAATTGGCGGGCACTAGAGATATCGCCCATCTTCGCGTAACCCGCGGCTACCGTAAACGTATTGGCGAAAATTGGATCGCTGCCGGTGCCGAAGGTCACATTGAAGGCATTGAGGTTGGTCGTATTTTCATAGATGGCCTTTTTGTTCATCAGGGCGCCCAGGCTATCCACCTCGTTCCTCGTTACCACGATGGTCAAGATCACCGCATCCTGTTCCGGCAGCGGATCAAATAGCAGTCCGCACGAAGCCCCGACGATTTGATTCAGCAGCGGCGCGGGTAGGAGAACGGTATTGACCGTTCCGTTGGCCAGCCGCGTTTCGGTCCCCAGGTAGTCCGCACGAAAGAGCGGCACTTGGATGCGCTCGGAGCCCGTTGAGTATTCCGGCGGGCGCAGGAGCGGATCGTCATTCTGTGGCGGCTGTGCGCCGACGGCGGAGCTTTCATAGTTGACCGTCACCAGGAAAAAATGTGGCGAATCGTCAATCGGCGTTGCATTTTTATCGACCACAACGGACAACGGGTCTTGCGGATAGGCCGCGCCGCGAACCGGAATACTAACCCCGGTGCCGACGCCGACGGCGTTTTTGGCTGCGTAGGTTCCCTCGTAGCTCCCAACCGTTCCAACCCAGCCGTCGAATAACACCTCGAAATTGCGAATATAGCGGCGCTGCGACTTGTCCTCGGAGGCCGCGACACCTCGGAACACTTCCTTGGGATATCCGCTGACGACTGCCATTTAGTTCCCCGTTCCGGCCACACCGGAAATAGCCGCCACGATTTTTAGCGTATTCGCCGCCGTCGTCTTGGTAGCGGCGCTGATTTCATCGGCTCGCTTTTTGATCTCGTCGATCCGCCGCTGGCGGTCCTTGTCTGCGATGCCTGCCAACTGCCGCCGGGCTAAGTCGCTGAACGCCGCTTGCGTGCCGGCCAGCACTGCCCCCGGCCCCTCTACCCCGCGCTTATCGCGTTCCTCCTGCATCTCACGGGCTCGGTCGTACATTTTTTGGTCCTCCGCCTCTATGGCTTCCCACTCCCGAAGGGTTTTTTCCGCCCAATCCAAATCCTGTTCGTAAAGCCGTGTCCGCTCACGCTCGTCTTCGAGAATGTTCTTGATAAGCCGCTCGGTTTCACGGTCAATGTTTAGTTGACGTTCCTTTTCATCGCTAATGCTTCGCTCGATGAACTCCCGCTCTTCAGCGGTATCAATCACCTTTAATTGTGCCTCTAAGGATCGGTCCAGCAAATCTAGCGCCTCCTGCGCCCGCCGCAAATCGTCGGGATCGCCGGACGCAGCCATCGCGGTGGCGAGCGGGGCGCGAATATCGCCGAAACGTCTAAGGACGCCTTCTCTTTCGCGGTCCCAGGCGCTTTTGAGCCCTTGGTCGATAAAGCCTTGGGCCTGTTGTATTTGATTGCGCAAATCTACCAGCGCATCGGTCGCCCCGGCCCGTCCGGCCCACCCGCCGCGGAGGGCGCCCCGGCCCTCCGCGGCGGTAATGGCATCTAGCGTAGTAACCAAATTGGCGCCTATCTTGATAATGGTTCCGAATAGTGGCACCTGTAGGCCTAGTTGATTAGTTAGGGCAGACGCGGATGTTTCTCCGTCTCGATATGCTTGAGCGACTTTAGCGATTACTGCGGTAAGCTCCTCAAACTTACGCAGCGCCATCGACGCAACCGCGAGAGCGCCGCCGCCGAGAAACAATCTCCCGATCTGATTCAGTTGGCGTATTGAGAGGCCGGCCTTTTGGCCCGCACTGGCAAATTGCATAGTGGATTGCGTGGCCCGCTGAATTGGCGCGTCTGCATCTCGATAAAGCGCATTCAATTCCATCAATTCGCGTATGCGCTCACGCTGCGCCGCCCCGACGCCGGATTGTGCTAGCCGAGACAACCGCATTTCATCGGCCCCGAATCGCCGTGCCATAAGCTGATCTTCAAGAGATTTCGCCCATCGCGCCGCTTCGCGCTCGGCGCTTTTCAGCTTAGACGTGAACTCCGCCGTATCCATCCCCAGGCGAACATTCAGACTAGCGGCGGTAGCCATGAGGAATCCCGTGAATGTCCGCCCACATGCCCAGCCACGCCCTTGTCGCCTCGAACTCGGCCTCCGCGTCAGCCTCTTCCGGCGGCGGCGTGCAAATTAGAAACGAGTCCTCGTCCAAATCCCGCGCCCCGGCGGCGGCGGCAATCATGGCACATTGCCGGGCGGTGCGGCGCCAGTCATTCCCAAACGGCTCCAAGAGGTAGAATGCCTGCCAATTCCGAAACTCCGCTAACGTAAGCCGCTGTTTCAATTCTCCGACGGTGCTTCCGAGGTAGGCGGCGAGTCGGAACCAGAATCGCTCGACTGGCCGCCGTCGGAGTTTTTTACCGCGTCCTCCACGTCCTTGTCGCTGATGCCGTTAAGTCGTAGGCACGCCTCGAAAATCCGCTGGATCGCCTTCGACGGCCAGCGGCCCAGGTCATTCGCCGCCGATTCGGGGTCTTTGAACAATGCCACACCCTGCATGTCGCTCATGCAGAGCGCGCACAGGCTGGCGCGATAATTCATCAGATTCGTTTCGCGGTTGGCGCCCTTGCCCTTCATGCGCCGTGCGTCGAATGCGTCACGCTCCGCGGCCATCACCGCGCGAACCAACACATAGCGATTGATCTCCGGCACCGGCACGTTTTCGACTTCCGCCGCCGTAGCCGCAAACGCGGTCAAATCTTCCAGCTTGAATGTTTCCATTGTTTATCCCTATGTAGTCGGCAGAATCGCCGCCGCACCGCCGACCGGCGTGATTGTCAACACCGCTTGTTGCTGTCCGCCCATGTTCGTATTCACGTTCCAATTGCTGATTAGCGCCTCGAATGGGCCGACAATATATGAAACCGTGGTGCCCATCGCGCCGGCCGAGTCTGGCAAATTGAACTTAAAAAAGATTTTCGTCTGCGCTAAGCAATATCCGAGCAACGCCTTGTGCACGGTGTCTTCCGAAACATAATCGAGGGTCATCGTGATGTCCGGCAGTTCCTTTAGACCTGCAATCTTTTCCATCAATCGGGCCGGACTCGTGAGATTTGTCGCGTCGTGAATGTTGTGTTTGATCGAAACCACGCCGGTCACGGATGCGACGTTCGGGACAAGCGTTGTGACTGTTCCAACCACTGTTCCGTAATAAACGGTGGTATTGTGGGAAATCCTTGCGGTTGTAGTCGGCATGTTAGTTGTTCCTAGCTGACGCCTATCGTTTCAACATAGGTCGCCAAAAAATCAAGCATCACTCCAAATGCCCGTTCGAGTTCCTGGTCCGCGGACTCCTCTAGGGTATCGTTGCGGTTCACCATGCGGACCAATTGAAACGAAATCCCGCCGACGGCTCCCTGATATCCGTCCAGCCCGCCGCGCACCGCCTCGGCCAATTCCTTGGCGGCCAGCGCTGTCCGCGCCCAACAATTGAATTGATAGCGCGACGTGGCCGGCCCGGCGGCATTGACCAGCCCGCGCGGGATGATATAGGATATTTCCTGATATGTAATGCACGGATAAGTCCCGTTCTCCGGAACCAGCATCGGGTAAATCCGCGCATTGCTGCCCGACCCGACCAACGCCGTCACGTCGGCATCGTTCGCCAAAATCGTTCGCAGGGCGGCGTCGATCATGCGGCATTCAACGTCCTCTGCATGGCCTCATCCAGCCGGTACGGCAGGCTCGCCAGCCACTGCGGCAGGTGCTCGTCGAATGCCGGACGCAGATAGGGCCTGGCCGGCACCTGTTCGCGGGGATCATTGTCGATAATGAGTTTGGTTCCGACACGCTTGCCTCCCTTACGCTTGCCCCGGCGATAGCCGAACTCGATGAAGCCGCCGTAGAAGGTATCGCCGTGATAAAGCGAATCGCGGGCCGAGGCCTTGAGTAGCGCCTTACTCGTGCCGGTAAATGCCATCGTCAAAAACTCCTCCTGCACGAGCCATGTATCAATCGAATCGCGCAATGCCCCGGTATCGACGGGCACTTTCGCCTTCGCCGTCACCGCGATATCGTCGGCCAGTTGCAACAAAACCTCCGACGCAATCTGCGTGCGCATACCGAAGGCCAAGCCCTGAAGTTGCTTGGATAGTTCGGCGATGCCTTCTATTTTCATGGTCGGATTCATCGGGCTAGACCACCTCCCGGCACATCATTTCGATGATCCGCCGCTCGCCGGTCGGATCGCCGACGCTGACGACTTCCAACGTCCGGCCATCGAACGCCAGGCGATCGCGCGGCCCTACATCCGACAGATACCATGTCGTCACCTTGCTGCTCCGTTCGGCCCCCGGCTGGTCCGCCTTCATGCCCTCCGAGCCGCCGACAAACTCCACCGCCGCACGCAGTTTCGTCCATGATGTTGCCGGCCAGGAGTCCGAGGCCCCGCCGATTCCGTCGAGCGAAGTCACCCGCCGCTGCACCGTCACAACGTGCCGGAATGCTCCTGGGTCGGGGACAACCATTCCTTCCGGCATTTAATACCCCTGCATTCCTAATTGCCATTTGAGCGCGGTCAACGCAAATTCCAATTCCTTTGAAACCATGCCGGTCAGCACTGCCGACCGATACCGATACCAGTGGGCAATCAATAGGGCCATCGCCTGCTTGTAGCCCGCCGGCACGAGCGCCGCGGTCGCGCCGAATCCGGCCGTATAGTTGAAGCTGACGGCGTTGATCTGCCCGGTCCGCGCCGTAGGCCACACCGTGTTGTAGGCCGGCACGATCCGCCCCGGCAGCCCGTCGGCATCGACCTGATAGCTGGCCGCGGCCCAGGTTTGGGTCGTGCCAGCTGCATCGACATAGCTGATGGAAGAAACCGCGATCAGCGGCGGACGCGGCACATAGAACGGATCGCGCCCGCACGGGAACTCGTCGAGCTTGACTCGCAATGTTTGTGTGACCAGGGCGCGATTCCATGTCTGCTCGATCCACAGCCTCGACGCCGTGATAAGCCGCACAAAAAGGGGGTTATCATCGTCATGCGTCAGGTTCGTTTGGGCCTTGGCCTCGGCCGCGGTCAGCGGCTCCTCGGTCGGCGGCGTTACGACGGTTACGGCCATTCATTCTTCGCCTCTACGCATTCTTCCCGAAAGCGATCACCCGCATCGTCCCGTTCACGCCCGCCGCCGTGTTCTCGATCTTCACCCGGCAATATCGGAATGGAAATATCCCGATAGCCGGCCCCGTCGTCCCCACGGTATTGAGATCAATCATTAGCGGCGTCCAAAACTTCGTCGTTCCGACGGCCACTGCCTTGTTGCCAACGATCACCGTTTCGTCGCTGAAGTCGGCCAGGTTCGCCAGGGCGATATAGACATCGACGCTCCCCACCGCCGGGCTGCCGATAAACGTCAGGCCGAAGATCGAAAAGGAGCCAACGTCATACTCAAACGCGGCTGGCGCCGTCAGCGCGTCGGTGGTCAGGGCCACCGCGGCGTTCTCGAATAGAATTGTTTGGTTGAGCCCGGTCGGCGTGGCGATTTGCTGGGTTGCGGTGGGGATGGCCATTCATCACGTTCCAATCGCAATCCAGTAGAAGCTCTCGGTGCCGGTCGAAGCGGTCAGCGTGGTGTCACCGGCCCCGGTCGGCTTCCAGGCATACACATCGACGTTTGCCCCGTTGATATTGGCCGTCAAAACCGACGTGCTTAAGGCCGGCGCTGCCGTCCCTACGAGCGTCGCCGTAAACGCGATGCACGTCGTCAATCCGTGAGCCACCGAAGTCGGGTTGCCGCCGTCCAGCGCGGTCTCGCCGCGGGCGATCTTGTAGCCCGCTGCCACTGCCGCCGGGGCCGTCGAGTCCGGGGCCTCGAATGCAAGATAGGTTCCGGCCGCTGTCGCCGCGAAAAAGGCCCGCCGGCCGCCCAGCAGCGAATAGGCTGCGTCGGCGCCTGCCCCATTGATCGTGCCGCCGGTCGGCGGATAGACTTTCAGTGTGTTCGTGGCGTGTGTGTTGACGACCGCCATGCGAATGCCCCCCCCGCTTGGCAGTTTGACGCCGGTGGTTCCGTCGGCGCCGGTGACGCCGTTTACGTCCGCGGCGAGGACCGTCGCATCGCTGGTCAGCGAGCCGGCCGCCGCCGGGGATGCGACGGAATGCTTGACCAATCCAGTCAATGTCGCGTGGCGAATGCCGGTAATGTCGCTGGAAGCGTCGAGCACCAGCGCCTTCGAGGCCGCCGCCGTGCCGTTGGTGATCCCGTCGATCTTGGCCAGGTCCGACTCGGCGAGCGTAGTAGCCCCCGTCACCAAGTTGCCGTTGATCGTCAGGTGCCGGATCGTGGAAATGTCCAAGTTCGCGTCCAGCACTACGGCCTTGCTCGCCGCCGCCGTGCCAGCCGTTACGCCGTCGAGGAATGCAAGCTCCGCCGGGGCCAAAGCGTTGAGCTGTTCCAGCGAATCGGAAATGTCCGCTTCGGCGTCGTTGTAAACCTTGGCGCCGTTTAGGTGCAGATCGCCATCACGGTCGATGTATGCCGCGTTAGGCGGCACGCCGAGTGTTGCAGTCGCACTCATGTTCGTTCCTCCGCGTTAGGCGGTTCCTTCCGCCGGGCTAATGTGCGTCTCTCCGGCCACCGCGGTCCCGTGCGTGTTCGGTTTTTCCCGCGCGCCGTACTGAATCGCGGTGATCTGACTCACGACCGCGTTCTGCGTGCCGCGATCAACGACCAACTTCAAGTAGCGCTTGGTCGGCTGCATGATGTCAATGTAGTACGTCTTGTCATCATCGCTGTCCGCAATCGTTTGGCCACTGCCCAGCAGGTCGTCATAGGTATCCGTCGCCGCATCATCGCTCGACTGCTGGAGCTTGATGCTGGTCACGGCCCCGCCGGTGATCGTGCCGAACGCAACGATAAACAGACAGCCCTCGAATCCGCGCATGTCCAGCGCCGAGCTAGTAATGTCGGTCGTGTTCGCGGCGCCGTTCGTCACCGTGGAAAGTTGATTGATCTTGCAATCCCTGGATAGTTGCATACGAAGTCTCCCGCGGCATCAGCCGCATTCATTGGCCCGCTTACGCGGTTTTCAGTCTTGCAAACGCCTCTTCAAGCACCGGCATCCCATCGGATTCCATGCGGCCGAGCAGACCGATCTGGTTCTTGAGGGCGAACAATTCGCCGAGCCGCTGCACTTCCATGCCCAGCGAATCGACAATCCAATAGCCTGCCCGGAAATCACCGAACAAAACGACGTACTGGCCGGTGGTGTAGGCGGTCCCGGTCCATCCTTGCACATATTCACTGGAATAGACCGGTCGTCCCAGAATTGTGTCCGGCATGGGGCCGGCGAATCCGCCGGCGGTCCCGGCCTGCCACAGATACATGCTGGTGCCGGTGGCCTTGAAGCGCCGCACGGTGGTCACGCCGTCCCGGTGCATCAGCCACGAGCCATTCCGCTGATATTGGCCCTTGACGAAGCCCATCGTATTGATAAGTTCGTCCGCCGTGAAGGTTGTCGTGCTGACTGCCGCCACATCGCGGCTGGTGCTGATGCCCAGCGCCGACGCGACCATCACGCCGAGCGGCTGCTGGGCGCCGGAACCGGTGATGTACGCCTTCTCCGCGGTGATGCCCGCCTTGTAGGCCAAGCGGCTGGCGACGTAGCTCTCGATGTCGATGACTGCTGAGCGGATCAATTTCTGCGAAATCTTCACCAACTTAGTCATTAAATGCGGGGTTAGTTCCCGCTTGCCGAAGGTCATCGCATCGTCTTCGGCAATGTCCGCGGCCGGCACTTCGGCCGTCCAATCATCATCGCCGGGGTCTGTATCGAGCGACGGAGCGCCAAGCGATACGGCGCGATCCAGCGGCGGCAGCACATTGCAAATCTGCCGCATGAACACGTCGTCATCCAAAAACTTAATGACCTGTGCCGAGAGGACCGTCGGCGACAAGTAGCCGCCCTTCGGGTCCGACGAAGTTTGCAGCCCCGCCGATATCCGGCCGTGGCCGATGTATTCGGCGAAGCCGGTCGCGTACTCCGGCGAGGCCCGCTTGTGAAAATCGCTGCCCGCCTTGATGCGCAATTCGCGTTTGTTGACCACCCGCCCGAATCGGTCGGTGGGACCGAACGTGAGGCGCAAGTCCTCTCCCGGCTTGGCGGCGGGCTCCACCTTGGCCGGGTCGTCCCCGCGCGTCTCCCGGCCGCGCGAGACGTCAAGCTCGGCCTCGTGCTTTTCGAGCGCCGCGAGCCTGTCCGCCTGATCCTTCAAGCCGTCGATGTCAGCGTTGACCTTCGCCCAATTCTCCTCTTCGGCGGCGTTAAGCGGCCGTTTTTCGGCCTCCGCCTTTTCGAGAATCTTCCGCGAATCGGCCACCAACTTGACCCGCTGTTCGAGCAGGGCCTTGATCTTTTCGCTCATGTGCGTCTCCCGTTGCCGGGCGGACGCGAATAGGTTTTGTAAAAAAGCCGAAGGCGCGAATCGCCCGGCAGATGTCATTCATCTGCGTGGCGAGCCGCGCCCGTTAGGACGTGCGAAACTCGTCTTGCCCCGCGCCCGTTTCATGCGGTAGGCCGCACCAGACGGACGGGCAATTCAGTTATTCCGGGGGTAGCCTAGTGAGGCCGCTTCGGAGTGTCAAGCATTTTCTTTTTCCGCCAGTTCGTCCGGCCATTCGGACTTGCCGGTAGGGGGCCGATAGGGGTTACGACGTGCTGGCGCCGGGCCGGCATAAGCCCAAACGATAGCCACGAACCAGCACGGTAGAAACAACAGCCCCAGCCAGCCGCAAATGTTGATGGCCTCGGCACTTGGGTGCCGCCGCTCCCTGGCCACCGAGCCGGGCATGCTCGCCAAGAACAGCACCAAAAGAAACGCGACAACCCCGACGGCCATAAGCACGATGGTCCCGGCCTCAGTCATTTTTCATCCCTTCCTTCCAGCATTTTCCTCGTTTCCTCGGCCTCGTCCCTGGCCCGGCGACGCAACGAATCCTCCACGTCCGACACATGGAAACTCAGAAACCGCCCGATCTTAAGACTTGGCACTTCCCCTGTGTAGGCCGCCCGGCGGAGCCATTCGCGGGAAACACCGAGCAGCCGGGCGGCTTGGTTCAAGCGGGTGAAGATGGGCTGGTATTCGCTCACAACTTCGCGGCCCCGCGAATTACCGTCACATTCCCTGCCTCGATACCTGACAAATCGAGAGCGGGGGCATCGCCGGCAGTTTCTATCACAATGTTGTCGCCGCTAATTGGCACAATCCCATCCCGCCAGTTTCGCCCATCGAGGACCACATTGGCAACGAAAGTTCCAAGCTCCACGTCGAACTCGTCGCTCGGCTCCCAATGACAGGTTTTTATCGCCATATCCTCAGTTTAGCCTCATTTCGCACGAAGTCCAGCGAATTGGGGCTGTTTCGCCTTGTTCCCCGCGGAACCGTGCCTGCCGTGCCGCGCTCGGCCGCGCATCGCCGTGCCGGGCAGTGCTTCGCTTCGTCCCGCCGCGCCGGGCTGCGCCGGGCTGCGCCTTGCCGAGCGCTGCGATGCCCCGCCAAGTCCAGCCGAGCCACGCCTGGCGAC